CAGACGTATAAACGGGTTCCGCAAGTTTATTAACCAAGTAGTGCCTTTTACTGCTTCTAGTTCTGAGACTACTTTACTGGTTGCTAGTTTTGCAAACAAAGTGGTAGCAGCCAGAGGTGAAAAGATATTCTCTGCAACCTCTGCTGAGTTAGCTCTTTCTATTGCTTCAGGTACAGGCATGACAGGCTCTGGTACTGTTAGTGTAGGTTCTACTGTAGGGTTTTCTTCTAGTGGTACGATACAGATTAACTCAGAGTTATTTACTTATACAGGTATTAATTCTACTACGTTTACTGGTGTAACTAGGGCTACCTCTAGTACTACTGCAGCAGCACATGCTAAAACAGATGTAGTATCGGAGAGTTGGACAGTAAGAGATACAGGCAGAACTAACGCTGCTAAGTACCACTTTGAACGCTTTAACTTTGATGGTAATGAGAAGCTTATTTGTGTAGATCAAACTAATGCTCCTGTAGTATTTAATTCAGCTATGGCTGCTACAGATGTTAGTGAGAGTAGCGTAGCAGGTGCTACTGTTGTAGCTGCATACAGAAATCATATGTTCTATGCTGGTAAGTCTACCATACCACAAGAGATAATTTTCAGTGAGCCTTTTAATGAAGATGGTTTTAGTAGTGGTGGTGGTGCTGGTAGCATTAAAGTTGATGATACAGTAGTTGCACTAAAAGTCTTTCGTGACAGTTTGTTTATCTTTTGTGAGAATAGAATATTTAAACTTACAGGATCAACACTTAGTGACTTTGCAGTACAGCCAGTAACAAGAAACATTGGTTGTATTAATAGCTTTACCGTACAAGAATTTGCAGGTGACTTGATCTTTCTTGGTCCTGACGGACTACGTACTGTTGCTGCGACTGCACGTATTGGTGACACAGAGCTTGGTACAATTAGTAAGAACATTCAGTCTTTGTTTGATGAGAACATTAAAGACGCTGGATCATTTGATAGTGTAGTTATACCAGACAAAACGCAGTACAGGATTTTCTTTAATAAAGACGGTCAATCAGCAAGACTATCTAAGGGTGCTATCTGTGTACTAAAGAAAGAAGCCTTTGAGTTCTCTGAGACACTTGGCATACAGACTGCTTGTACTGATACACACGTAGAAACAGGTGATGTAATTGTACTGCATGGTGATACTCTAGGATTTATACAACGGCAGGAATCTGGTAATACTTTTGATGGTGTAACTATCTCAGGTAAGTATAGAAGCCCTGACATGAGTTTTGGTGACAATGGTATTCGTAAGCACATGCAGCGGGTTATTATTAACTACAAACCAGAAGGCACTATTGATGCTGACTTGATTGTACGTTATGACAATGAAGATAAAGACTCAGCTAGACCTGCAGTATATCCGTTTGACACTACATCATTAGCTGCTACATACGGTGATGCTGTTTATAGTACTACTGCTAGTGCATCACAATTTGTTTACGGTGGTCCTTCACAACCACTTGTACGACAGCCAGTAGAAGGTTCAGGATTTTCTGTAGCACTAAGGGTAGAAGATGGTGGTACAACTAATCCGTACTCCCTCAAAGGGTTTCAGTTAGAATATCAATTAGGAGCAAGACGTTAGATGGGTGCTACATACACAAGACAGTCAACGTATAATGATGGGGATACCATTACAGCAGATCATACTAATGATGAGTTTGATCAGCTTTTAGCAGCCTTTGCAGCAAGTACAGGTCACACACATGACGGTACTGCAGGTGAAGGTGGGCCAATTACTAAGCTGGCTACTACCTCTGTTACTATTGGTGATGGCACTTCAGGTACAGACATTACAGTAACCTTTGATGGTGAAAGTAATGATGGTGTATTTAAGTGGATGGAGGATGAGGATTACTTTGAGTTTTCTGATGATCTACTTATTGCGTCAACAGAGAAGATTCAGTTTCGTGATACTGCTATCTATCTTAACTCTAGTACTGACGGTCAGCTTGACATTGTAGCAGACACAGAGATACAGATTGCAGCCACTACTATTGATATTAATGGTGCTGCTGATATATCAGGTAACTTAGGTGTTGGTGGTAATCTTACAGTAACAGGTAATGCAACAGTAACAGGTACTACTACCTTTAATGGTGGCACTCTTACTTTTGGTGATGCAGCTAGTGACAATGTTGTGTTTGGTGCTGATGTAAACTCAAGCATTATTCCTAACACAGATAATACATTTGATCTAGGTTCTACTGGTCAAGAGTGGCGTGACTTGTTTGTTGACGGTACAGCTTACCTAGATGCTATTAACTTTAATGGTACAGCTATCTCATCTACTGCTGCTGAACTTAATCTTTTGGATGGCGTAACAGCCACAACAACAGAGCTTAACTTAATTGATGGCGTAACGGCTACAACAGCAGAACTTAATATCCTAGATGGTGTTACATCTACTGCAGCAGAGCTAAACATTCTTGATGTAAGTAATAGTACAATAGGTGATTTAACAGAGATAAGTACTGCAGCTAATGATGATGTAATCATAGCCCTTGATACTTCAGGTGGTGGAATTAAAAAAATTACTAGGAGTACCTTTCTTGCTGGCTCTGGTTCAAGCTCAGATATAGCTAATGTTGTAGAAGATACCAGCCCACAGTTAGGTGGCAACCTAGACCTTAACGGGGCTGACATTGTTACAACTTCTAATGCTTCACTAGACCTAGCACCTAACGGTACAGGTACGGTAGTTGTACGGGGTAACACTAACTCAGGTGCTATTATCTATAACTGTGAGAGCAACAGCCACGGTCAGAAAGTTCAAGCACAACCTCACTCAGCAAGTGCTACAAACACTATGTTATTACCAGAAGGTGCTAACTCAACCTTAGTATCACGTGTGTCTGTAGATACACTAACAAACAAAACACTCACTACCCCTATAGCAAATGCAGGGGTGCAGCTAAAGAACGGCTCTACATCAGCAGGGTTCCTTGAGTTCTTTGAAGATTCAGACAATGGATCAAACAAAGTAACTTTAATTGGCCCTGCCTCAACTGCAGATATTACCTTGACATTGCCAGCTACTGCTGGTACAATTGCAACGACATTAACTGCAGCAGATGAGGCCACAGCTTTAGCTATTGCCCTTGGATAAGGAATAAATAAATGGCAAATACCTTTAAGACAATTTCACATGATGTAATGCCAGCTAGTTCTGGTACACCTGAAGCACTCTACACTGTACAGTCAGGTAGTACAATTATTGTACTTGGGTTGACCCTTGCCAATGTTCACACTGCACAGGTTACTGCAACGGCACAGCTAGTTAGTACAACTACTCAGACTAGTCAAACCCAGAACACAACAGCCAACTTAGTTAAAGATGCAGCAATCCCAGTAGGGTCATCCCTCAGTGTGATTGACGGTAAGCTAGTACTAAATGTTGGAGATATAATTAAGATTGATTGTTCAGTTGCAGATAAAGTCTCAGTCCTAATGAGTTATATGGAGATCACCTAATGGCAGGTTATATTGGTTCTAAGGCAGTAATCACTTCAGGTGTTAGTGCTTCTATTGACGAGCTTAACATCATTGATGGGGTTACAGCTACAACTGCTGAACTCAATATACTTGACGGTGTAACTTCAACTGCGGCTGAGTTAAACATTCTTGATGGTGTAACCTCAACTGCTGCAGAGTTAAACATTCTTGATGGTGTAACGGCTACTGCTACTGAGCTTAACTTAATTGACGGTGTAACTTCAACTACTGCAGAGTTAAACATTCTTGACGGTGTAACCGCAACTGCAGCAGAGTTAAACATTCTTGACGGTGTAACTACAACTGCAGCAGAGATTAACTTAATAGATGGTGGTACTGCTAGAGGTACAACAGCTATTGCTGATGGTGACGGTGTGCTTATTAATGATGCGGGTACAATGCGTCAGACTTCTGTTGAAACACTTGCTACCTACATGGGTACTAAAGGTCTTGGCCCTTCTTACACTAGGTCAGATACTCCACCTAGCTCTCCAAATGCAGGTGATTGGTGGATTGATACACTAAGAACCACCACAGTACTTCCCGCTAATCATTTATATATTTATGATAGCACTTTTGGGTGGCTATCTAATCGTAATGATAGGCCGTATATAGTTGCTGGCAGTTTTTCTATTCAGTTTTCAGCAGGGGCTCTTACAAGAATTCCTTTTGAGGGTCTTTCTTTAGGAGTCCAAAACGCTATTGGAACGGGAACCACACTTTATAATCTTGCAGGAGCTGGTTCTTGGGGATTAAGTAACTCTG